TCAACGAGGTCAATATCATTTGAAACCTCACAGCTGATCCAGCGATCAAAGAAACTCCAGGAGGTCATAAGGTAGCAACATTCTCAGTTGCAACCTCCAAAAAATGGAAAGATGCAGGCTGAGAACTCAAGGAAGAATCTGAATTTCACAATGTTGTCGCTTGGCGATGACTCGCTGAGATCGCAGAGAACTACATGCAGAAAGGCAAGAAGGTCTATATCAAGTGAGAGCTCAAGACTCGATCATATGAAAAGGATGTTTGAGGCACTGCTGTTAAGATGTATCGTACTGAAATCGTAGCAAGCTCTGTCATTCTTCTAGGATCACCTGCTGCGAAGAAAGAACAGTGAGAAGATCTCATGAAAGCAGCAGATGAAGCGTTTCCTGGTGGTCCAGATATCGCAGATATTCCTTTCTAAAATTCAACTATGAAAACAAGAAAAACTGAAGAAATTGATCTTTGACTTCTCGAGGAATTCGAAAAGGAAGAAGATCTCGTATCATATCTGCAATGCAAATATGGTGAACTCAGTGCTCAGATTCTTGATGCTATCAAGGATAGAGCACGACAACTCGAAGACTAAGTCTTCGTATATGCGGAGTAGAGGAGTGGTACCTCGCCTGGCTCATAACCAGGAGGCCGTGTGTTCGATTCACACCTTCCGCAACCATTCGCGGTGGTAACCCTAGTGGTAAGGGCGTGTTACTTTTCCACTTATGTCGCTCAAAAAAGATCTCAAGAAGCTCTCTCACAAGAAGCTCGTCAAAGTATGTATCGAAGCCATCGAGGCTGCAAACTTCATCGCTCAGCAGAATGAAGGCAATAAGAACCGCGGTGATGCAATGTCTCAAGTCATGTTCGAGGAACGTAAAGCAAAGGATCACCTCAAGAAAGAACTCACTCACAAAGAGCGTCTTCTCAATGCACTTGCAAACTCATAACTATACACTCATGAAAAGAGCTCTCACAAAAACTGACATAAAGAACGCTCCTAAAAAGACTCGCTCTAAGAAGTATCCTATCTGAGAGGCTCCTACAGTAGACGTTCCAAATCCTGAGAATAAGAAACCTGCAGTCAAGACTCGCTGAAAGAAAGCATGATCATCCCGTAAGGATGCAGACTGACTCACAGATCTTCAGCGTCTCTTCTGCAAGATATATGCACAGGATCTTGAATATATGGGCAACTGAGTATATGCCTACTCTCAAACCTTCTGAATCTCTATTGAGGAGAAATGATGATACGCTACATGTGCAAGCTGAGCACATAGACTGCTCAAGCAAAGTCATGTGCTATCAGAGATCAAGAAACTGATGGATCTGACTATGAACGAAGTCATGGCTGATCGTGAGCTTGCATTCTTGGTGACACAACATTCTGATCTATCTGTGAAACGTGCAGCACTCCGTGATTGGAATGAATTGAACTGACGTATCAAGCAGAAGATCGAACAACGTAATGTAGACAAGGAATGAAACGATGTGCCTGTTGGACCTCCTATCATCAATGTACGTGTGATCACTAGACCTGTTGAAAATCCTCCTACTCCATAACTTTTCACTCTATGAAAATCAAGAAAGATCACTATATGAAGCTCATCGATACCTGTATTGATCTATTCATGAGACCTGGTCTAAAAGACAAGCAGAAGCTCGATGTCAAGGAAGCTATGCAAGCAGTACGTATCTGATATGTCATGAAGGTCATTGCTGTAAAGCATGCAGTGAGGTGGATCATGTTTCTATTTGTCATGTATCTCATCGCTTGCTGATTCCTTGCATACTCAATGTATATCTAAAAATCTTTTTACTTTCTTCTATTCACGAATATACTCATATGTAGTACTTTATATAAATGCTACGTATGAGGATTTTTGAATATCAAACACGTCAAGTACGTTATGATCTACTGAGTGAATTGACATGAAAGAAGAAAAGAACTATTCAGATGTTCTTTTCTAGAAATAAGATTGACATTCTAAATTCGTCTGATTGGTTGTTTTACTTCAATAAATTCAAATAATATGGAAATATGGAAAGATGTTCCTTGATACAATTGATCATATCAGGTTTCAAACATGTGAAGACTGAAGTCATTCAAAAGAAATGAGAAAATATTGAAACTTCAATTCAATCAATGATACCATGTATATTGATTCTGTATGAACTGAATACAGCATAGAATGTCAATACATAGGATAGTTGCTGAGTTATTTATTCCAAAAATAGAGTGAAAAGATATAATCAATCACAAGAATTGAATACCTACTGACAATAGGTCTGAAAATCTTGAATGGTGTACGCAATCTGAGAATGCAAAGCACTGTATACATGTTCTTTGAAAGAACAGTTGAATATTCACAAAAGAAAATCACCCTAGAAAGAAGCATGGAAACTAAAGAAAACATAGTCCTCGATCTTGAGGTGTCACCTGTATGGCAGAAGAATTATGACTCAAAAGCATTCATCACTATCAATCGTGGGTGAACGTCAAGCTCTAAGACATGATCTCTTTTGCGTCTTGTGTTGTTCTGGCTGATGTCATGATACATAGACGATCAGAAATACTTCTCACAGTGAATCCTATCGATAGTCCGCAAGTATGGTGCAAACCTCACAAAAAGTGTCATACGTGACTTCGAGGGTATCATAGATGAATACGAACTCAGAGGTGATATAGTGATCAATAAGACTGAAAGAACGTACTCCTATGGATGAAGGACTGTTGAATTCATATGATCTGATGATCCTCAGAAGGCACGTGGTCCTCGTCGTGATATTCTGTACTGTAATGAAGGCAACGAACTCACTCCTGAGGACTGGTTTCAGCTGTCAATTCGTACACGATACAAGTGCTTCATCGACTTCAATCCTGATGATGATCAAATCTGGATCAATACAGATCTTGAGATGAAGCGTGCTATTGAGGAGAAAGATGTCAACGTGATCATATCTACATACAAGGACAATCCATTCTTGGAAGAACGTACAGTGAAGGAAATCGAACGTCTTGCAAATATCGATGAGAACTACTGGAAGATCTATGGTTGTGGTGAGTATGGTCGCCTTGAGTGAGTGATCTTCTCGTTCACAGAGATCGACGCAGTACCAGACTGAGCGAAGTTCCTTTGATATGGTCTAGACTTTGGATATACGAACGATCCGTCTGCCTGTGTGAAGCTCTATGAATGGAATTGATGTCTACTATACGACGAGATCATCTATCAAACTGGTCTCACGAATAGTGATCTATGCAAACTCCTCAGAGAGAACTGAATTGAGAATCGTGATGACTGATTCGGTGACTCTTCTGAGCCTAAGTCTATCGAGGAGATCTCTCGTGAATGATTCAATATCAAGTCTGTAGAGAAAGGACCTGACTCTATCATGTTTGGTATCGATCTCATGAAGCAGTATCCTATGTTGGTCACCAAGCGTAGTGTCAACCTCAAGAAAGAACTCCGCAAGTATATATGGGCCAAGGATAAATACTGAAAGAACTTGAACAAGCCTATTGACGCATTCAACCATGCGATAGACGCTGCTCGATATATCACTATGATGAAAAAGAAGAAGCAGCAAGGTGGAAAATTCCGTCTTGTTTCTATGTAGCTCATAATGTACTTTTTCACAGAAAAAAGTAGAATTGAAAAAATTATTCACCTTTTGTTTTTATGGTAAGAACTCCAACTCCTCAAAAGAAAGCAGCACCAGCAAAAACAGCTGGTCGTCGTGCATACTCATATCGTGGACAGACATTCTGAAATCTCTGAGAGATTCCTGTATCACTCAAACTCTACTATAATCTGTATCGCAAGAGCACGGATATCAATATCGCAGTGAGCAAGCTCTGACGTACTGTTGGAAAATCAGGGTATGTCTTCAATGACGAGAAAGGCAACATGGTTGACAATCCTCTCGTTGCTGATGCGTTCAAGTATATCCAGATTCATAAAGAAACCATAATACGTGATCTCTGGATCTGAGGGAATGCATACGTAGTGCCTGTCAAGAATGGATTCAACGAGGTGATAGACTTCCAGATTGTGGATCCTCGTACTATGTTCGTTATTGCTGACAAGTTCTGAGATGTTCGTGCATACATACAGAAATCCAACAAAGGGGAAGTTGTCAAGTTCGATACAAGTGAAGTATACCATCTCATGGATACACGAGATCATGACAACGAGGTCATAGGAAAGTCACGTATTGAGACTCTGATCTATGACATTATGTGAGATGCAGAAGCTGGAAAGTCCAACTATGCATTCTTCAAGAACAACGCTATTCCAAATACTCTGATCATCCTTGATGAGAATCTGAAGGATGAAGAGATCGATAATGCTATTGAGCAACTCAAGGAACAATTCGCTGGTGGTGAGAACAAGCACAAGATCTCAGCAAATATCGGTATCAAGGACGTCAAGCAACTCTCTCAGTCAATGAGAGATATGGAGTTCCTTGCACTACGTAGATTCACAACTGACAAAGTATGTGCTCAAATGGAAGTGCCTCGTATGCTTCTATGATACACAGACAATGTCAACTTCAGTACTAGTGACAATGCCTACAGGACATTCATCGAAGATACTGTACGCCCACTAGAAATGATCCTAGAGCGTTTCTTCTCTGAGATTATTGAGAACGAATTCTGAACAAAAATCTTGTTCGAGTTCATAGACAACAGACAGTTCGATCGAAAAGATACACTTGATGAGATAGACAAACGCTTGGCAAATGGTACTATGACAATCAATGAAGCTCGCAAGCTGCTTGGTGATGATCAATATACAGACGTTGACATGGCTGACAAACCAATCATCAAGAATTGATTCATCGCAGTAGAAGACATTTGATCAGTTCCACTTTCTGCACAAAACTCACCTACAAACTAGTATGAATTTTGAATATCAAAAAAGACAAGAGGAGGTCGTAGCAAACGCTATGTATCAAGCTCTCAAGAAGGACCGAAAGAAAATCCAGGAGCACTTGAGAAAACTAGATTCTCAGAAGTGAGTTCTGGATTCTCTTTCTATATTCCTCGACAATTGGATCTCGCCATTGGTCCAGAAACTCGTTGACAAAATAAAGCCAATCATCAAGAGAGGTGCGAAAGATCACCCTGAAGCTGACAAGATTCCAAAGTTCGAGATAGACTTCTCTATCGCTACAAAACCTGAGGCTGTGTATATCGAAGCTCTCACAGGACTTCACCTCTCTCAGAAGAAGTGATCTATCACTCTCACTACTGTTGAACGCATACAGGATGCAGTTGCAAAATGAGTGAAAAATTGACTTTCATATTCTCAAATTGCGGATAGAATAGAGGAGTTGGATCCTTTTGTGTTCTCACGAACACGTGCAGAACTCATAGCTATCAATCAAGTAGGAAAAGCATATCAATTTGGGGAATTCAGAGCTTCACAGGCTCTTGTTGCTGAATGATATGTAGTGCACAAGAAGTGGAGTACTGTGCATGATGCTAAGGTGACTGCTACACATACACAAAATGAAGAAGATTGATGGGTACCACTTGAAAAGAAGTTTTCTTGAACAGGTGATATGATTCCCCCAGCTTCTGACAATCCTCGATGTAGATGTTCACTACTTTACCATGTTGAATAAATGACTCGAATGACTGATCAAGCATTCTTGAAGAACCTAGGAGTCGATCCTAGTGACACCAACGTTTCTCGATGGAGAGACGGATGGACTCTTTCTGAGCTGAGATCATGAGTTGAATGGAGACGAATTGAGTACGAAGCAAACGTAAAAATGGAACAAAATCAAAATAATTTACAAATCGAACAAAAAAAGTACTATTGGGATATAACATAGCCTATTCACTTCTTCTATATTATGAAAAAGACTTTTCACTTTCAAATGCCTATCGATCAAAAATCGATCGAAGTCAAATCTGATGGTACTCTCAGAATTCAAGGATATGCTTCAACAAAGGATCAAGATCGCTACGGCGATGTAGTGGATCCAAAAGCATTTGAGAATACACTAGAGACATTCGCAAAAAATCCTATCATGCTTCTTCAGCATAATAGTGACAAACCAATTGGACTATTCCCTGAAACGTCTATAGACTCAAAAGGTCTTGCAGTAGTTGGTGATGTCATGTATGATGAAGATGAATGTATGAAGAAGATCAAGGACGGTATTCTATGAGCATTCTCTATTGGATATATTCCAAAGAAGTATGAAATCAGAAATGCTGACGGTGATCTCATAGCAACTGAAGCTGGATACGAAGCAGGATATGACTGGGAAGATGTTTGGTATGGTGAAGGAATCGTTCGAACAATCAAGGAACTCGATCTCATTGAGATCTCAGTGGTTTCTACTCCAGCAAATCCTCATGCAGTATTCTCTATGCAGAAATCAATCAAATCATTCTTCGCTCAAGAGGCAAAAGAATGGAAGACACGAGTTATTGCAGAAATCAAGACGATCGAAGAAGAAACTCCTGCTGATGTTGAAGCTGATGCAGGTGAAGTTGACAATCCAGAATTTACAGATGCTCCTCCAGTAGTTGACGCGACTGACGGAGAGGAAATTGCAGACGTCTCACAAGAAGCCCTCAAAGTTGAAGTCGGTGAAACAGCAGGTGAAAGTCCTGAAGTTCCTGAGGTTGTTGAAGAAGCTCCCGCTAGTGAAACACCTAGTGAGACAGTCGCTGAAATAGTCGACACTCCTGAAACTCCTGAGGAAAAGTCTGTCTCATTTGAGAAAAAAGCGCTCGATGACATGCAACTCAAAATCGCAAGTCTAGAAAGCAAGCTCGCTAAGTCTGATGAAGTTTCTCAGAAGCTCATTGAACTTGTGAGTGCTATGAACGATGAAGTGAAAACACTTCGTGGTGTTATAGCAAAGATTCCTATGAAGAAAGGTCTTGCAACAATCATTTGAGGCGTAGACTTCACTTCTGATGAATCTAAGAGCACAGGTATGATCACACAACTGATCAAATCAGCTCAAAAGTCCTAATTTATTTTCTCATTTTTTCTTCTTATGTCTAAGAAACTCGTCGATCAGCGCATAGACGAAATAAAAGCGCTCCTCAACGGTGAGACAAAGTCTGCCGGTGATGATGTAGAAACTAAGGCCAACGAAGTTGTTCACACTACCAATACAGGGTATGGTGCAGAACTCGTTCCTGATAGTGTTCTCCTCAATGAAATCATCTCATTGATCCCTACATATAGCTCACTTCTTGCTATGCTTCCTGGTAATCACGGAACAAACATGCCGAAGTCTGCTAAGGTTCCAGTTCTCGGTGAAGCCGGATTCTTCGAAGGAGAAGACGAGTGGACTGATAACGGTGATGGTATCTATGATGGAGTCAAAGGAAACAGCAAAGGTGCTACTGCAGAGATTGAGATCAATCAAAAGCAGCTCGTTCTTCGTATTCCTATCTCTAATGCGATGCTGAACTACTCTCAGATCGACGTAGAAACATGGATCAAGGGCCTCATTGCTAAGTCTGCAGCTCGTACTATCGAGTCAATGATCATCAATGCAGATCCTGCAACAACTGGAAATATCAATGGTACGTACAATGCAAAAGCTCACTGGGCTCTCGGTCATACTGGTCTTCGTAAGACAGCATTCGATCAAAGTTCAACGCTTGATATTGGTACTCTTGACACGACAGACATATTCACACTCAACGACAAGCTCGGTGATATGGCTACGAATCCAGATGATGTGATCTTCCTCATGAATCGATCTACCAACAACAAGCTCAGCTCTGATGCTCAGTTCGTTGAAGCATACAAATCAGGTCGTGACTCTACCATCAATACTGGTGCAGTAGGAAACCTCCTTGGTTCTGATGTATTCATCGCTCGTGACTTCTGGAAGACTGATGCTACAGGTAAAGTCTCAGCAACTGCTGGTGACAATGTCAAAGGTGGTGTTCTCGCATTCAACAAAGTTGCAGTACAGTACGGATTCGGTCAAGAGTTCAACATTGAAGTGGTCAAGGTTCCTGCTAAGGGAATCATGCTCATTGGATACTTCGACTTTGGTTTTGCTATCGCTAGCAAGCTCGCAGGTCAAACAGATCCAACTGTTGCTCTCGGATACGATGTCACTCTTCTCTAGTAGTTGTTGACAACATTGAAGATCTCTACGGAGGTCTTCATGTTATTCATAACTTTTCTCCATATGCCATTCGTTCAAAATATCTCTGAGGAATCTCAGCTCCTCCGTGTACAAGGTACAAAACAGGTTGTCAAACCTGGTGAAATCGCTGAAGTCAATGATGCAGAACTCAAAACTGCGAAAGGATACCGTCGCCTATTTGCTCATGTAGATGAAGCAGGTGAGGTGATCGTCACTGATGCTGAAAAGCGATCAGCTGCTTCTGAGGAAGATCGCAAGGCTCAAATCAAGAAAGATGCTGAAGCAAAGAAAGCTGCTAAGAAGGCAGCAAAAACTGAAAAGAAGGAAAAAGATGTTGAACCTCCTAAAGAGGAAGACAAAGATCCAAAAGATGAAAAAGACACTGATGAGGAAGACAAAGATCCTGAAACTGACACAGATTCTGACGAAAATGATGAAAATGGTGAGACTGACGAAAATTCAACCTCACAGGATGCTCAAGGAGATGAACAGAAATAGTTTTGCATAGAAACATATTGCAGGACATATAAAGTTCACCTACGAATGAGAAAACATATCTCTTCTCACTATCACACTTTCTATGATAAATACTCTTGCCGAAGTCAAATCATACTTCAAAATCACAACAACCTCAGAGGATACTCTACTCGAATCCCTTCTTTCTCAATCGGAAGCGGGGATTCTTTCCGAATTGTGAGTCTCTACGATCTCAGAAGACACCGTCACTGATTCGATCAAAGTCTGAAATTGCAAAACTGTCACTCATGTGCTTCTACGTTGACTAAATCCTCATGGAAGTCCAAGTGTGAATACACTTCCACTTCTTGAGTACAAGTTCTATGGACGAAAGCTCATGTTCAAGGATATTGTCACTCCTGATTCCTTTGGATTCATCGAAGTGGAATATGAAGCATGATATGAGGAAGTCCCTTGAGATCTCAAACTCGCTCAGTGCTTGTATATCAATCATCTTCGTACTCAGATCAATGCTAAGGGCATGACAGAGTTCCGCCAAGGTGATCTCACAGTGAAATACGGATGATCATCAGACTCAGAGATTCAGTACTCAGCACTTCTTGCTGCATATAAAAAAGTGATCATATGCTCATAATGTCAAACACTACAATCTCGATCAAAAAATTGAATCAGTGAGCAAAGCGAGACTATGCTGCGGTGGAAAATTCCATTGAAGCATACATTGAGCCTCTCGATGATAGTCTCAAAATGCTCTATGATGATAGTCCTGGTGGAAACATGTTCAGGATTTTTTGTGATTCACTTAATGTGAAGATAGGTGATCTCATAACTAGCACAACTAATGGTGATCTGAAAGTGCTCTGAATCAAACCATATAGCTCACCAGTTGAATCCCATATTGAAATAACAGTACGTGATCATTATGACTAGCGAAGTAAAAATCATCAGTAAAGGCCAACTCCCTGATATCAAGAGAGCTGAGCGCAACACTATCATCAAGATCACTCATGAGATCAGGTCCACTGCGATAACTCTTTCTCCATATGCTACATGAACGCTCCGTAGGTCGATCCTATCAGACACAACAAATCCAACACTCTGAAAAGTCTGATCCAACCTCCCATATGCTAGAATTCGAGAGTTCTGAGGTACGATCCTCCCAAAGAACAAACCACGCCTTGCGTGGAAAAAGAATGGAAAATGGATCTATGCGAACAAAGTAGTACAGAAATGAAAACCATATTTGATGCCTGCATTCGAACAATGAAAGGCTCACATATGAGCAGTCCTAGAGGCTGAGATCGAAAAAACCACTAAATAGCACACTATGTATTCAATTCTCTCACAAAAAATCTTTGACAAACTGTCAACCATATCATCGATCAATTCACTTGCTCAAGAAGAACAGGTGAATCTTCAGTCATTCCCAGGTGTATCAATACTGGAGTGAGATACTGACGCAATCATCGAGGATGCATACTCATATATGTTCACTACGAAGTTCACTCTACGTGTCATGGATCATGCAGAGGATCGTGCAGACACATGTGCAAATATGCGATCTCTAGTAGACGAGATCATAGCGAAGCTCCTAGAAGATCCTTCTTTTGGTGATGCATGTATTGCTAAGCTAGACCTCAATGCGAAGTGGTGATGGGCTGATGCTGATGTTCCTACACGTGTCTGTGACATATCAATGTCATTCTTGAAGAACGTCGCAATATAATTTACAAAATACCGAATACAAATAATATACTTCTATATTCCTTTCTTTCACTCTTATGACAAAATCTGACACAAAGAAGGAAGATCTCGTTGAAGCTCAAGTTGAACAGGAAACTGTGAAAGCTACAAAGCCAAAATGAGTTCCTACTTTTTATCCTCGCACAGGGGAAACTCTACTTCAATAATCCTTTTCTCTTATGACTTGCAACGTTCACATTGGACGCGTCGTCGCGATCGGTCTTGCAAAGGAGACAACTTCAGGTACTGCAGTGGATCCAATAATCTGGATCCCAGCAACAAAAGCTGAAGTCAATCCTATCATCAAGAACGTAGAAGATACTTCTGGTCTTGGAATCATAGACAAAATCTCTGATTCTCGTCCAGTAGAAAACACTTCTGAAACACAGATCGAAGGAATCGTTCGCGATGACTTCATCGGTCACCTTCTCATGGCAGTATTCGGAACTTCAGCAGCTCCAACTACTATCGAGACTGGTGTCTATAATCATGCATTCTCTCGAAAGAATGACAACTGTCCTGTTTCATATACTATCACTGAAGATGGTCCAGCTGGTACAAAGCAGGCTCCATACTCAGTCATTGATTCCTTCACTATTGAAGCAAAATCAGGTGACTATGTGAAGTTCACTGTGAAGTATCAAGGTGGAAAACTTGTCACGATAACTGACAAGACTCCAGCATATACTGCCCAGAAGACATTCCTTGCATCAGGTGTTGCAGTGAAACTCGATGGATCAGTGGTCAAAGCATCTAGCTTCAAACTCACTATCGAGAAGAATCCTGAGAAATATATGGCTCTTGGATCTGACAATATCGAGTCTATTCACAACACTACATTCACCGTGAAAGGTGATATGGAGCTCCTCTATGATTCAGACACAATCCTCAGTATGGTTGTTGCTGGTCAAAAGAAACATGTAGAGCTCATTGCTCAAGGAACTGATCTTATTGGTACTACCAAGAAATCAGAAATTGGCTTTGATCTTCCACTCGTTTCTCTTGAAGAATGGAAACGTGGAAATGATTCAGATAAAATTGTCTCTCAGACAGTTGGTCTCAAGGGAGTCTTCTCCATAGCTGATGGAAAGACACTTTCTGCATACCTGCAGAATGCTATATCAGCACAATACTAGTTCCTAATCTCTAACTTTTCCTCCTATGTCTCTCATAACTCTTTCCACTGGTCGCGAAATCAATCTCCGTGACTCAAAATCCCGCAAGATCGATCGAGAATACAACGAAGCTCTTGCAAAAGATGTGATGGTTGGTGCTGATGGTATTCAGCAATTCCCTGCATCTAATATGCAACGAGCAAACGACGTTCTCGTTATGTGAATGGCAAATCTCACTCAAGCACAACTTGACGATATAGATTCAAGCGAGTTTGACGAAATTCTTGCAGCAATTCAAGAAGTCGATCAAAAAAAAAGCCAACCTCAGATCTCTACAGAAGAATCCAAAACTCGATAGAGTCCTGAAGAAATCCGCCTACTCAATATGTGGAATACTTGCTCATAAAAAACCTCTACCATTGCACTCCAGCAGAACTCGATGAGCAAGATCACAATGTGATCGATCTCCACTCGATGATCATGTCGATGGAACTTGAGTATCAATGGAAAGAAGCAAAACGGCAAGCACAATAAGGTGGATCACTTCGATCCACTTTTTCTTATTTTCACCCTATGTCTACCAACCAACATGAAGTCATAATCAAGCTCAATGATCAAGCTACAGCTGGTCTCAAAAAGATGAAGTGAGAAACTGACTCTGTTGCAGATTCTTTCATGAGTATGTGAAAGAAAGTCTTGTGAGCGTATTGAGCCTTTGAAGCATTCAAAGGTTTTGTTTCGTTGACAAGTGGTGTAGAGAATGCAAAGATCTGATTTGAAACACTCCTATGATCACAGGAAAAGGCCCTACAGATGCTTCGTGACATAGACGAATTCGCTTCAAAGACTCCATTCCAGAAGACAACACTCACTCCTCTTGTTCAGCAAATGCTTGGTATGTGATTCGCTGCTGAGAAAACTCTTCCAATACTCAATGTACTTGGTGACTCAATGGCAGCACTAGGCCGTGGTGATGCAGATCTCCAAGGTGTTGTCCTAGCACTCTGACAGATACAGACAAAATGAAAGATCTCAGCTGAAGAGCTCATGCAGCTTGCTGAGCGTGGTCTTCCTGTATATCAGATCCTTGAGAAGCAACTTGGTCTCACTAAGAAGCAACTTGCTGACATATGAAGCTCTGGAATATCTGCTGAGAAAGGTATTGCGGCACTTATGACAGGTCTCAATGAGAAGTTCTGAGGTAATATGGCAAAGATGGCACAGACTCTCACAGGTCAATGGTCAAACCTCATGGACAATATGAAATCTCTCGTTGGAAATTCATGACAGTTCCTTTCTGACAAAATCAAGGGCTTCCTCACAAATATCAATGCATGGTTTGAAAAGAATCGCGCAGATATAACAGACGTATTCAATGCCTTGTTTACCTATTCTGCAGATATTTTGGACACTATAGGGTGAATCCTATGAGTCTTCTGAGATATATATGCATCAGTCATGGATGCAATCGTTGGATATACACAGGATTCTGGTAAAAGTCAAGCATCAGTTTGGAAAGAAGTGTTCATGTTCATAGCGAATTCAGTGGCAGCTGCAGGTGCAGTCATATCGATATTCATCAGAGGACTTGCTGCATGACTCTGAGTTGCATGGAATGTTGTACAGGTTGCTGCCCAAGCGATCGTTTCTGGTGTCATGAGCCTTGTTGCAGGTGCATTCTGGCCTATAGAGAAGCTCCTCAATGGTGTGATTCATGGTATCAATCTCGTTCGATCAGTTCTCTGAATGACTGCTCTTGATACTATACACTTCTCTGAGAACCTCTTTGGTGCAGCGATGGACTCTATGAAGGCCACAGCTGAAGAATCATGAAAAGATATATCTGCAGTGCTCACACAAGCAAACGAGTGAATGACAAAAGATATTCAGAATGCTGCTACGAAGATCGAGACAAACTTTGCAAAGCTCAATGGGTCAATGTCAACTACGAAGACAAATACCTCTGATCTCACTTCTCGTATTCAGTGAACAATTGCAGGATTCAAAGATATGTGAGATGCTGGCTCTGTTGGTGGTGGTAAAGCATGAAGCTGAGCAAAATGAGCAAAGGAAGAACTCAAGAAAATGCAGACTCAAGCAGAGGATGCAGCAAAAAAGATCATAGACTGATATGAGAAGACAAAGAAGGAGATCGATGATGCTCGTGCTAAGATCAAAGAGATCACATGAGAATGGGTGAAGTACAAACAAGAGTGAGTCAAAGCAGTATCAGAAGTCAATGCAGCAATAAAGAAACTTGCAGACGAAACCTCAAAGGTGAAACTTGATATTCAGACAGAGTGAAATACAGATCTTGCTCAGAGATCAGTAGAGATCAAAAAACGTCTTCTTGATATAGAAAAAGAAACAGCAAGCGCTCGTTCTGATATGTCAAAGGATACCACTATTGATCCTGACAAACTTCAAAGACTCACAGATCTTCAGACAGAGCAGAACAGTCTCACTCAAGAGCAAGAATTCATACAATCAAAAGTAGATCAGATCATTTTGAAGCAAGTGGAGTCATACGATGCGATGAACAAAGCACAGCAAATCGTATTCGACAACACAAAGAAGATGGACGAGGAGATGAAGAAAAAGCAAGAAGAAATGACTATCTTGATGGAAAAGAAAGCTATCCTAGAAGCTCAAGCAAATCAAAAATCTATCAGCGATACACGATTCAAGCTCCAAGAGGAGAATGGTGTAGTGAAAGCATTCTACAAAGATACTGCAGGTGCTATGGTGGAAATCAAGGATCAAGAGAATATCAATCTTGCAATCTCTATACAGGAAAAACAAGCACAGCTCAAAAAAGAATATGACGATGAAAATCAGATCCTCAAGAAAAAGCTCTCACTTCAGAAATCTCACCTTGAAGATCTCAAAATCGCATACGCAGCATATCATACAAACCTCAAAGAAGAGACTTCAAAGATGAGTTTGGATCTGATTGCAAAATATAACTCAGTTGCTGCTTCTCTCCGTGAAGTCATAGCACTACAAAGATCTGCAGGCATGTGATCATCATGATGATCCACTTGAACTCGTGCATTCTGAGGTCCTGTGTCTTCTGGTGAACCATATCTCGTTGGTGAACGTGGTCCTGAGCTCTTCGTTCCTTCTACGTCATGATCTATAGTGTCAAATGATAAAATGTGAGGATGACAGTCTGTCACTATCAATTTTGGTGGCGTCACAGTTCGAAATGATTCTGATATTCGTGAGATCGTGTCTCAAGTCAAGGATGCACTTGTTCGTGACACACAACTCTATCGCCAAGGTCTTGCATAACTTTTTTCTCCTATGTTCTGAAATACTCTATACTGATCTGATTTTGCTAGGACCTCACAGGTTGCTGCAATATCTCGTGACTTCATGTGATTCAATGACTTCTCTCTTGAGGGAGGTTTCATTGTTGTACAGGACTTCAACTTCGAAGATTCATGAGATTCAGAATACCAAGCGTACAATCTTCCAGGTAAAGACGGGACAGGTTTTCAGTCTCGTCTTTGGAGAAAGAAGAAGATCTCTATCAAGGGGATCTTGAAGTCAACAACGAAAGAAGATCTCGAAAGCATTATTGATCAAGTAAAGTATTCATTTTCAAAAAAGGAAGGTCTTCTCAAAGTGAAGTATGCAGGAGAATACAGAAAGATCAGAGCTACATGTACAGATATTCGTATCCATAGAAAAGCATACCATGTCACTTTTGTTCCGTTCGAGATCGTTCTCATGAGTACAGATTCTTTCATGAGCTCAGTCAATGATCAAAACTACTCTTTCACTGGGATCACAGCGAATATTGCTGATGAAGTTGACAATCAGTGATACCAAGAGACATATCCAGTTCTCACTCTAGTGATGGCTTCTGCATCAGGAACAAACTCGGTTGTGTTCTCATCAGGTGGAAAATCTCTCACATATTCTGGATCAATAGGAGCATGAAGCATATTGAAGATCGACTCTGCAAATATGGAAGTGCTTCTCAATTGAGTATCAGTAGACTTCACATGAGTCTTTCCGAAGTTCGATCGATGAATCAATCAGTTCACCCTCACAGTCAATGGTACTTTCTCAGCTGATGTTGCAATAAAATTCAGTAAAAACTATCTCTAGTATGGCACAAAAACAATTCACATACAAGGTCTACTCAAAATCTTGAACGTTCAAAGGTATACTGAAGAATGTCATGAACGATTTTTCGTATTCCTCACAGATAAATGCCTGACAGGGTGATGTGGAAATTGATCTCAAGACAACTTTTTGAGATTCAACATACGTCCAAAGTGATATTCTGAAGGTATATGTGAGCTCAGATCTCTATCCAACGTGAATCCATATCTATTCAGGTATCATCTCAAAGATCAAAAGAACATACCAAGGTTGAATCGAAAAGATCACCCTTGTAGTTCTATGACTTTTCTCAAAACTCAATGACGAGAATCATTCTCTTGTGTTCACAGGTGCAGATCCATCAGCAATGATTGGATCTATTATTGATTCTTTCAATACTCTACAACCTGGATATGTCTCAAAGTGATCTCTTTCTTCTTATGGATGAACTCAGTCGATCACATTTGACAAGAAAAACTACCTCTCGTCACTTCAAGACATATGAGAATTGACTCCTACATTTTGGTGGTACTGTGACAAACTTTGAAAAGTCAACTACCTTCCATATGGTATATCGAACGACTTTGCAATCCTGTGAAACAATGTAGAAAATATCTCAGTTGAAGAAGATGCAGAAAAGATCGTCAATTTTGTTGAAGTAAAAACGAACGTATGAGTTGTGAGTTCTCAGTCAACTTCTTCCATAGCTACATACTGACGCAAAGCTGCATACCTCACTAGGACTGATCTTCCAGACAACGCTTCATGACTCAAGTTCGCTCAGGAGTATATAGCAAAATTCAAGGATCCAGTCAAGAAGATCAGAATCACCCTCAATGACAAGTTCACATTTTCTCTATGATCACTTTGGAGATCAAAATCAATTTGGAGTGAGACTGACATATGGTGAATGCAGACTCGTACAGCAGGAATCGAGGAACTCGAACCTTGAATGAATATCTCAGTACGCAATATAGGTCGACCTTTCATATTTTGATTCCTTTACTAAAGAAGTTCTATGATAAAATACGTTGCATCAAACCTGGCCAAGTCTACCTTGGATCTTGATATATCAGCATCAGCCACTTCGATCACTCTCAAAGCAGGTGACGGAGCACTTTTTCCTGATGAGTTTCCATTCCTTCTGAAATTCGAAAAATTCGTTTCTTCAGCAGTCACGAAACGAGAAATTGTAAAAGTCACTTGAAAAAGTGGTGACACTCTCTCTATTGTGAGAGCATGGGAAAATTGTCCTGTGAGCGACACAGCTCAAGCTCAGACAAAAACTGCACAATCATTCAGCAAGTTCGATTCAGTGACTCTCATAGTGACAGCTCAAACGTGGAGAGAGGTCCAAGATGAAGTTGAAAGTCTTTGAACAAACAAGTTGAACAAGAACTGAGGTCTTCGAATTGGTATGACTGCAAACAAAATCATGTCAACAGATCCATCAGGAAATGAAGCATATATCAATCCTGGAAGTCTTTGAGCTCCTACATGATCGATCACTATGTATTGTGGTGCTACAGCTCCAACTCTATATCTCATGTGTGATTGATCAGCAGTATCTAGGACTCTCTATGCTGATCTATTTGCAGTCATTGGATTGACATACGGATCTTGAGATGGAACAACTACATTCAACCTTCCAAATATGAAAGGAAGAGTTCCAGTTGGTCTTGATGCTACACAAACTGAGTTCAATACAATATGAAAAACAGGTGGAGCAAAGACTCATACTCTGTCAATCAATGAGATGCCTACGCATCACCATTCTATCAAGAATCAATGAGACTATGGTTGAAGTTCTGCAAGAGGTATTCAAACATGATCTGATTCATCATATGGATGATATACAGAATTGAATCCTGGATGAATCCCATATATCCAAGATACAGGAGGTGGTCAAGCTCACAACAACCTGCAACCATATATGACGTTCAACTTCATAATCAAGACATAATACTATGGCAGTCGATATTCACACATTCCAGCCTGGTGAATCATGAGAACAGGCAAGAGTATATCTCAATTCTAGCTTAGCAAGTATAGTTGCTGAGCTTTTGTTGAAAGCAGCAGCAACTGACGTCTACACAAAGACTCAGATAGATGCTTCGATCACAACTCTCAATAACAGTATCAATCTCAAAGCGAACACAACTGACGTCTATACAAAGACACAAGTTGACTCAGCTCTATTAGCGAAGGCAAATGATTCGGCTACTGTTCACAAGACTACTGACGAAACTATTGACTGAATCAAATCATTTTCGAAAACTGTATACTCAGCTTGGTGAAATACAACAAACGGACTTTGACTTGCTGCTAATTGATCTGATCATGTGTTTTTTTGATGGTTTGTGAATCTTGTTCGTAAAGCATACATGTGATTTGCATGAGCTTGATTGACAACATTGACGATCAATAATGAGATGACGAATGGCGACATAAATTTCGTCACAAACGGTACTGGTAAAGTAAAGGTGAACTGAACTGAGATATGAACATGATGAGGTTGAACAGGTACTGCAAAGATATGCTATGAAGGCTATCTTCCATGAGTCCAAGTGGTATGATCTACATGGGTGAATGTATCAGGTCAAGTGATTCCTACAGCTTCAAAATTCAAGATCTGTCTTTCTATTCTTCCTACAGGAGCAAACTTCATATGTGAACTCCGTAAAAACTGAACTGCTATAGGTACTGCTACGATCGCGACTACAGCATCAGCAACAAACGGTATGTATATCACCGATGCAACAACTTCTGCAGCTATTGCTGAGAATGACAAACTCGAGGTATATATCACACAGGTATGATCTACAGTATCAGGTTCAAACTTCTCATTCCAACTTGTTTCTGCATAACACACTATGACAATACTCAGAAGACAACATACAGTGCCTCTTGATTGACTTGTGAGAGAATGGCTTCTTGACTGAAATTGAAATGACACTTCGTGAAGCTGAGCAAACTTGACGATCTCAAATCTCACATACGCAACGACAGATAAATGATACCAGGCAAAAATGCCTGTTTTTGCTGCGTCTAGTATTGCATACGGTGCTCCTTTTCAAAGATCAAATGGGCAAGCAATTGCAATGTCTGTATGGATCAAGCGAACAAGCTCATGAACATACCAAGACATAATTGTGAATCGCGATGCATCATACTACAACTATATGCTCTACATTCATGCTACATGAGACAAGATAGGTTTCCATGGTACTGCACAGAATGCTTGATCATACACTCCTCCGTTGAATACATGGACTCATATAGTGGCTCAGGTTTCAACATGACAGCAACTCACTATTTGGATCAATGGAGTGCTCACTGATACTTTCAACGGATATACATACCAGACACAAACTCCAACTCAGATGAATATCTGACAATTTGCAAATAGTGAACATTTTTTGTGAAATATCCAGTGAGCGAGAATATATGATCGAATTCTTTCAGAGGATGAAATAAAAAATCTGTACAAAGAGTGATTGAGACTACTTGGATTCTCACAAGGTCCTTCAACTTCTTCAGTGCTAGACTATACTCGTATGGACTTTGCAACTGATGACACACAGACAAATGGTTGGACAAGAACAACTTATGGTTCATGGGCAGTGACATGATGAAATCTTGTGACATATCCAAATGATGGTCGTGTATGGATATGAAAAGCATATGCTGCTCCACTTTGAGTCTGATCAGTTCTCAAGACAAGATACCTTGCAGACAATGACACTTGGTGACATAATAATTGGCATCAGTTTGGAAACAGCAATGCTGATATAAAAGTGACTTTCTGAATATGGTCCTCTACAGTTTGAGGATATACAGCAAGAGCTCGAGTATATAATTCAGCCGGTACTGTTGTCTATGAAAGTGCAACGTGAATATCAGCTGGAACTTGGTATGTGATTCGCTCTGAGATCACTGCTACATGATACAAATTCCAAATATGGGATACTACTGAGACTACAAAACTCCATGAGTATCTTCTCACAGATACAGTATATCCATATATTCGAATAGAAATGTGACAAGGTACATGAAATCCATCATATATGGATTGGCTTGAGGCTTCAATATACAGCAACTCTTCTGTTCCATTCACTGGGAAATATCTTCCTGAGGAGTTCTCAGAAGGTCTTGAGTTCTTGTATACAGGAAAGAATGCTTCAAATTCTGTGTACGATCAAAGTGGAAAAGGTATAGTGTGAACAGCAGCGAACGTAGTATTTGCTGCACAGAACGCAAAATGACTCTTTCCTATGACTTTCAACGGGTCGAGCTCAAAAATAGAAATGTGAGCAACTATGCGACTCACTGGAAGTTTCACCATCAATGCTCTCATAAAAACCTCAGCCACAGGATCATATAAACTTGTAGCACAATCATATTCTCAGCTTACTCCAGCAGTTTCTTGATGGCAAATAAGCATACAAAATACAAATGTTGTATGATTTTCAATTTGAAAAAATACAGGGTATACAATAAATACAGACTACAAGAGTGCAATATGAACGATAAATGTATGTGACGGAAAAAATCACCTTGTATCGTGTGTATATGACTGAGCAACGATGAAGATCTATATTGACGGTACTCTCGATGTCAGTGTGGCGTGGACATTTTGACCAGCATATCAAACAGATTGTAAGTGATGTATTGGAACTAATAACTATCAGCAAACACTATATACTGATTGGTACAGTGGAGATATAAATTTTGTATCATGACACTTGAAAGTGTACACAAAAAATCAAATTAAACGCCTATTTACTTCATTATTTTTTACATAATATGTCTCGTATATACTACTCATACAGAAGCTGGACTGATTCTCAGTGAAACAACTACTCACTCTGAGGACAGACTCAAAACTATCCAGAGCTTTTTTCTCCTTTGCAAGAGTGAATGAAATCAGTTGCCTCAATATCTGAGTGATTCATTCCTCATGAGAAATACAAGTGAGGTGATAAATTTTGATTTGTGGAAATAGATGACAAACTCCTCACTCTTCTTCCAATCGATATTGTCTACATACAAAGAACTCTTGAGCGTATAGGATCAATATTGAATCTTAACGTGATAGAAGATCCAAAAGTATGGATCACTCGATATACAACTCTCGAGGAACAAGAAGAGTGATACTTCATCTCTGAAAGTTTCTGAATACCATTCTTTCTCAAAATATAGTATGAAAAAGCTAGACAAAAAACAACTCGAAGTAGTGCTCTCTCACTACAAAACTCTTTCCTATAAAGATCTCAATTCATGAGACTACTGATTCCTAAGGGCCAACTTAATTATGAATTGATGTGGGTGAGCATGAAACAAGATCGATCAGAGAATAGTTCGATGGATCCTCAAGTGGTCTCTCAAGAAACTACGACTGATCTTTGTAGAGGCTTCATGTGATATTCACGACTTCACATACTGGCAAGGTGGTGATGAAGCTCAGAGGTTGAAGTGTGATCTTTGATTCTTTTCAAGGATCATGAACGATATTGGAAATGCAGATCTTTCCAAGACTTGAGTTCTTCAGTATACATGACTTGCATTGATCTTCTACTATACAGTGCGACTTGGTTGAAAAGAATACTTCGTGTACAAATAATTTACTTTTTTCGGTTTCCCATTATATTCCTCTATATGACTACTATTCTTCAAAGCATAGAACTCTGACTCTACACGATGTGGTTCATCAATATCCTCGTATGAGGATATGCAGTATACGCAATCTATAGAGTGTGCAAATTTATCGTAAAGAACTGAAGAACACTTTGAGAGCAATGAAAAATGAACGATCTCAGAATTATACAATCATTTTCTTCTCTCGTTGTTCTCTTGATGCTTCTTTTCGCAGATATATGGGCAATGAGCTACTATGTGGCACATACCTTGGCTCCGCTAGAGTTCTTCTACTATACATTCGATGCTGCAGTCGTTCATCATATTTTGATGGAACTCTATCGAATGGAAATCGCTTCTAGCAAATAACACCTTTTTTCTCTATGCGTGCAATCCTCGATCAAATTCTCTCTTTTGCAATTTCAGGACTCCTTGGATCTATTGGAGTCCTTATTAGGTATTCATCAATGATCAGGAATGAGGATTATATCAAATTGAAGTGGTTTCTTGCTGATATGGCTTCTGGTTTTCTTCTTGCAGGATCTATCTACTCACTTCTTCCTTCTGGATGATTCAAGGTACCAATTGCAGTATTTGTAGGCTACATGGTGAGAGCAGTTCTCAGTATTGTAGATCGTAAAGGCGAGAAGATCATTGAAGACAAAATTAATTCTCTTACAAAATAACTTTTTTCATATGGTAAAAATCGCACTGGCCATTGGCCATAACTTCTCGAAAGGTGATCGTGGTGCTGCAGCAAACTGAACAACAGAAGCTAACACTACAAAAAAGATCATCGATACTATAATCAAGAAAGGTATACCAGGATTCACTATTGTGAAATGTCCTGAGTGACTAGGTATCAAGGAAAGAAATAAGTGGGTGAACTCACAGAAAGATCTTGCTGCATACTTCGAGTTTCATCTCGATTCTGCAACTCCTAAAGCAACTGGTGTGACTACATATTTTGTATGAGGAAACACTTGGGCACAGTGAGAGGCAAAACAATTTCAGATGGAGTATACTCGACTCACAGGACTCAAAGGTCGTGGAGTTCATGCAGATACTGAGAACAGATGGTGAAGACTCTGAGCAATTCGTGATATTCGAATCTTTGGTCTTCTCATGGAGCTTGGTTTCATCTCAAATCCAAATGATCTCAAAGTGATTCAAGAAAAATGAGTTGAAGCAATCACTTCAGGTATCAAGACGATGTTCGCATCGTAATTTTACTCCTAAAATATTTGAATGATACTTCGAGCAATAATCTCACTGATTATGCTGATAGCATTCCCAATGGAGACTTCCTATGCACTCTGGACTCACCAGATGCATGTAGATTGAACGAAAATTGATTTTCCATATATTCCATAGGCAACACAAAAAAGATTCAACCTTGAATGACTCTTGAAATAATGTACGAAACTCTTGATTCAAGTAGAATGTGAAAGTCGAAATTTCTTGTGGAAAAGTTGTTCGACAAAGATCCTCCATGTATTTGGAGGATTTTCTTTTT